GCAACCTGTACACTGGCTCTGGTTGGCACAACCCCAAATCGTGTCACTCGATCATCGCGCATTAAATCCGCTAATTTGGCATCATAAAAACTTTCCCATAGCTGGGTTGCTGTATAATCTTGGACGTACATACACAGCTCCACCATGGCAGCGCCCACATAAACCCCAAGTGCATATTGCAACAACCAATTCGTCGTGTTGCTGGCGCTGAGCACATCCAGGGCTTTGTAGTAGATAATGCGTAAATCATACGCCTGATCTGGTATTGGCCGCAGAAACGCTGTTGTTGTGCCCACAATAGCATAGGCTTGGGGCCGACTAGACGTTGTTGAGGGGAACGTGTTAAAAAGACTGTTTATATCTCCGTAGCCCTGCAAGATAGTATAGGGATTGGTTGTCACAACCATACTGCGCAGACCTAGAAACCCCGTTGGCATCGTAACCGTTTCCGTACCAGCCACCGTGTCTTTTGTGTCGTCAACTGTCTCCATGTGACTAATACCGCCACGCGACATCAAATCATTTTGCACCCGTTGCTCGGCCAGTGAAATGGCACGGACAATCTGGCTGTCCAACGCCGATGGGGAAAAGGTTGTGACCGCATCGCTCAAATCGGTCCTATTAATAGTATCCGCCAAATGTGCTTGAAGCTCATTATACGTTTCTATGCTCATATTTCACGCTTCCTATTTCCGATTTTGTGTGGAACGGATTTTAGATACCGATTGTCCGGATCATCTAAGATTGCGCGTACTTTTTTATCGTCATACAACCCGGTTCTCGCCTCCAGACCGGCTTGCTCTTTTAGCTGTTGAAACAGCATGGCCGGTATCGCATATTCTTGGACCATTTCTTTATTCTTGTAACCGTCAAAATTGTTTTGTTTTTGTTTGTTTAACTGCACAGCCGCCTTGGCAATACCATCAGGCAAAACCTTGCCAGCCGTTATCTGTTTGCTTTTGTGATCAAAATGCAAATAACTACCCTCACGAGTAAACGGATCGGTTTTGATGTACTGGCTGCAATCTTTGTTTTTTATAGCCAACTTATACCCAGGCAAACTTGGATGGTCTTGGCCAATCAGCGTTGCATCCTTTGTCACGGATTTGTTGTGTATTTTCATAATATTGTGCCTTTAAAAGAATGATAGGTGACTGTTGCCAGCCACCTACCACCGGGGACGTTATTTATGATAAAACAAACACCGCCGCGTGTGCTTTTGGTGCACCCACCGCCAATGTGTAATTTGCAAATACCATTTCACGATCTGCCAGACCATTGGTGGCCAGCTCACGTGACTGCATCGGCTCTAAAAACGCGACCTCTGCATACCGACCATCAATTAAATAGGCAGTATTATCCAAAAAGGATGTATCACTGGCCATCTGCACATTTACAGTGACGCCTAACGACCCAAAATCAGACAGCCAACTTTCGACACTTCCGATAAGCGCTGCGGCTTCATTTGTGCCAATATTTTGGCGCACTTGGACAGCACCACTTAAGCTGCTTGCCAAAGCTAAACCAGAAAAATCTAATTTTTTATCTGGGCTTAACATCACAAAATTTGGTGCACCACCATCAACATAAGCGCTTTTTAACGCACTATTGAGAATTGTTAAGGTTAACGCCTGACTGGTTGTGTTGGTAAAGTTGTAGGCGTCCGTTCCATCACCGGTTGCCGCCGTGTATTTTTGTACACCAGACAAATCCGTGTTGGTAATAAAAGACGCCAGACCAGCCATAGCCGCAACGGTTAACGGTCCACCAGCAGCTTGCGCTTTGTTATTTAGCAACATAACTTCCATGTCGCGTCTTAACTCTAAACCTTTAAGCAAACGCTGCTCATCGAGCTCCTCACCGACACCAGCAACATCGACCGCATCTGCCGTCGTTGTCACAGCAAAGGCTTTGTAACTTATTTGCGTGCGATTGCCGATGCGTGTTCTGGCTGTTGCAGCGGCAGCCGTTGGCTCATCCCCTTCCAACTGTATGTTCGATAAGGACGGGCTTGCCAAGGTTTGTTGTTGCCATTCGTGATACCGGTTCTTAACGGTTCCAGCAGTGCTTATGTTGCTTTGAAATGGTGTTTCTGTGGGATCTATTCGGTAAACAATGTCAGCGAGTGATTCCCTGATGCCCACCTGGGCAAATGTGTTTTGTGCATTTGTTGTCATAGCCATGGGCTATTCTCCTTTGTAAAAAAAATTATTTATGTTTCTGGGCCGCACGCCGAGCAGCAAAAATTGCTTTCGCGTTGGCCTTGGTTGGGTTTTTATCAAAAACAGCTTGTGCTTGTGCCACACCCTTTTTAACACTGCTTTGCAATCCTGATTTGCGCCCAGCCTTAATGGCTTTTGGTTTGTTAGCGACGCGCTTGTTTGCTGTACGGATTTGCCCTTGGGTCTCTGCATACCGTCTTGCCATATCAAGAGCTTGTATTGCTCTTGGATCGGCAATTGCATCCAGTTCGTCGGCTCCAAATCCTAAGTGCTCAACAGCAAACCTACTTGTTGTGTCTATGTCTTTAGAAAACACATCCGGGTTTTTCCAATCGGCAATGTAATTTCCAGACTGCAAATCGTACACAGCCTGTTTTTTCTGGTTCGCCAATATGTTTTGTTGTTCACCTCTTAAAATATTTACAGCATTCATACGTTCCGCATTGCGCTTATCGTACTGCAACTTTCTCACAGTCCAGTCCGGATCCTCTTGGGCTATAACCTCCCAGTTTGGTTCCGGTTCCGGTTGTAGTGATGCCAGGGCGGCATCTAAACGTCCAAGACGTGCTTTCGCTTCGGATTCCACACTTTTGCGCTCTTGTGCAAGTTTTTGTGTTTTCCGCGTATAATCGGATTCACGCAAATACGACTTTTTAATTTCTTCTTTTGTCAACCGGGTCCCGTCGTCCAGGGTAAGCAGCGCACCATCTTCGGCCACAGCCTCTTGTTCTTCAGGTTCAGTTTCAAGAAATTCTTGTGTATCGTCTTGCTGGTCATCACCTGTATCGTCCTCAATTTCTGGTGCACCTTCGTCTGCTGCCCCTTCAATTGGTTCCGCTACATTCTCTTCAACCACTTCAGCTTCCGTTAAAGCAGTTTGTTCTGTATTACTTCTTTTGGCTTGCAAGGCTTTAACACCTTGGCTTAAAGACATTGCACTTCCATCATTCGATGGTGTCATGGTGTCATTCATTAGTAATTCCTTATAATGTTAATTAAAAAGTTGGAATAAATCGTTTTTTGCTTTTAAATTCTGATTGCTCCTGACGGCTTAATTGACCGCCAGCCATTACCGCTTTCAAATGCCTCTCAACCACATCAATATCTTTCCAGGCTTCTAAATACCGAAACCGGCCGATATCATCTTTGGCGTCACACACACTGGCCATCTGCATGTAGGTTTTTTTTAAAACGGCAAAACTTTCCCAAATGACCGGATTTCTTTGCGCGTCTTTTGCCCACTGCAACCGTTCCGTTTCATTTTTTATTGGTGGATTGTTATCCATGGTTTAACGCTACTTTTTTAATTATTAAATTATCATCCCAAAACCCTCTACCAAACGCGCCCTTTTTGTCAGGATCCACACTTGGTTTGGGAAACGACACTTGTGGTTTTCTCTGCACAATATGCTTTCTGTTGTCTTTAATAATATTACAAATGCTGCCTTGGTTCACCTCTAATACCATGCCTATTTCTTTGTAGGTATGCCCGGCCAAGTACATTTCCATCACACTTTGTTTTTTCCATTCACTAATCAATTGTCTTTTTCTCATAAAAATTTTTCTCTTTATAATTTTTGTGAAAGCACCCGAAAAGCGTTCTCGGCAACAGCTGGTACAACACCATTACCAAGCAACCTTAATCTGTCTGTTCTGTTTTGATTTGTGTCCACCCTACTGGCAGACCCATCAATTGCTCCACCCAGTTCGGGTTCAACTTTAAAGACACGCGGTTCTTCCCATTTGTATTGGGGTTCGTTTGGTCTTGAAGGCCATCGATGACTATTGTTGTCAGACTTTTCTGTGTGCCTTTTTTTCCATTGTTTCTGTTTTGATAACCCAGTCGTGGTTCGTGTGCCGCTGGTGTCGGCCAGTTCTCGTAAGTCTCCACTGCATCCGATGTTCGTGCGGTCGGCCATGATAAAGACGCGCTTTCGTTGATGTGGCGCGCCAATTTCTGACGCTGAGAATACTCCTGCCGTTGCTCGGTAACCCACTTCTTCCAGGCTTCTAAGGACATACTTGAGAACGGATTCTCCATCTCCTGTTTTGCTTGAGATGATGCCTTCGACATTCTCAAGAAAGACAACTGCGGGTTGGCACTTTTCGATTCCGGCAAGGATGTAGGGAAAGAGATGTCGCGGATCTTCTGTTGATTGCTTTGTCCCAGCATTTGAAAACGGTTGACAGGGAAACCCACCAGATAAGATGTCCACGCATCCACGAAATTCTTTGAACGGGAAGGTTTTAAGGTTCGTGTGAATAGGCGCTGCATCCAGCTCTTTCGTTTCAATCTTGTCAACCAGGTTTTGGATAGCGAAGGCTTCGATCTCCACATAAGCGACTGTTCGGCAGTTTGGCAAAACGCGCCTAAGTCCGATGTCAATTCCAGCGTATCCTGAACACAAGGATATGTGTCGTAAAAACGATTTGGTATTATCCACATAAATTTCCTTATGATTCGTCCTTATCGCGTTTCTGATTATTGTGAAAACTAAATAAAGTGCGGACCTGTTCTTTTAATGATTCCACATCAGTCCACAATCGGCTCAAAATAAAAATCATGGAACCAAGGCCAAACGCCAAGGGCCACAAATCCGATAACAGCCGTACAGTATCGATCATGCTACCAGGCTTTGCATGACCAATACCGTGCTGAAAACTTGTCGTTGGCACTGTCGCATTTGTGCCGGGCCCTAAACGATTTTCTGTTGCTAGGACTGCTTTTTTTTATTTTCATGTTTTGATCACCAAAGCGCACCAACTTGATTGTGCTTCCCTTTTTAGCTAACACCGCTGATTTTTTGGCCGCATCAGGTGTACGTTTTGGTTTGTTGTACCCAGCAAAACTCATACCCCGGTATTTAATTCTGCCACTGGGTGTGCGTTTAACTTGCGAAGTTGTGGCCATTTACGTTTTCCGCGACATACGCTTTTTTGGTTTTGCACGGGCCATTGCTTTTCCAGTTTTCTTTGCAAACGCTTTAGCTTTTTTCATACCGCTTTTTGTGTACGCAAATTTCTTACCACTGACATTCGGCATTGTACTCTCCTTAACAGTTTAAAAATGAGTATAGTTTAACCGGGTATAATACCCTGGCCGCTGCGACTTTTCTGATCAATCGCGTACTTTTCCAACCTCGCCTCCAAATCTAATTCTTGCAGCTTTAATTCGGCGTCGGCCGCTATTTTTGTTCTCTTTAATTCTGCTTCAATCAACATTTTTTCATAGCTTAATTGGAGTTTTTGGATATCGGCTGGGCTCATTGTGTTACCAGCACTAATCTGCACCTCCGCTTCTTTTAAGGCTAAGCCTCTTGCTTTTAGTTGCAATTCCATCATATCAACTTGGAAATCCATCTGGTCTTTTTGTGCTTTGCGCTGGGCCTCTAGTGTGTCCTTGTCTGGGCCTTTGCCCGGTGGTTCATACCCCACGGGTATCTCACCAAAATACAGTTCCGGATTTTTTATGCCACTGGCCTCTGCCATATCTTGCAGGGCGCGTGAGTATTTGTTGAGATCAACTAAAGGTGAGTTAGGACCAAATTGCGAGATAATTGCCTCCTGTTTGCCAACAATCTGATTCATCATGGCCATGTCACGATCTTTGTTACCTGTGCCCAACCCGGTAGATATCGACACATCCATATCCGTGAACATTTCCCATTGGCGCGGATCAATAGCCATCGCTTCACCATCCATGCGTATAATCCGACTGTAATCCTGATACTTTATCAATTGCTTTAACACGCCTTGGAACAACTTGCGCATTCCGCCGTCAGCAAATATTCTGGCAATCATTTCCACTTTACCCAGACTGGCGCTGTATGCAATATTTGCGGCCGTCGCAGATTGATTAGATAAAGCGTTTGGGTTTAATCCCATGCTTTGTTTTGATACCCCGGTCCGCGCTTCCGCCTGTTGATCAAAATGTTGCAACATGGTTAAGGCTTGGCTGCCAACAAACGGTATTGGTATTTCTCTGATGGTGCCAGGCTTGTCCACATACACAGGTGCACCAGGGCTTAAATTTGTAAGTTGTTCTGGATTAATAAGGTTTTCAAACACCACCTCTCTCTGTGGCGTCATCGCCAGATAGCCGCTGTCGAGCATCATTCGTGTCAACACCGTTTGTACTTTTTGGATCTCTGTTAAACTGTCGGCTGGACACCGCCCGAAAAACAAATTGGGGATGGGTTCTGGGCAGAAATCACTAAACACCACCTGGCATTCGTAAACCTCCATTTTTAACACTTCGACAACATTTTCACCGCCGCCAGCAACAAAATACCAATCTTTAACGCCTGTACCATCATAATCACATTTGATAATGCCTTCGTGCACTAAAACTTCACGCAGCATTGGGTCTGGGCTGTCAGTGCGGTCGCGCTGTGTATAATACGGGTCGTTAACCTTTTGATTATAAACGCGGTCTGTATAGGTTGGTAATTGGCTAATCGCATCCTCATCGTATCCGAGCGCCAACAGATCACCAGCTCTTTTAAAGGTCCGGTGCGATTTCAACACCGCATCTTCCAGATTGCTGGCGTCACGGCTAATAACAAACTCATCCCAATCTATATTTGTAATTTTTACGGTCGAATTGTTAATTGTGCGCTCAACTGTTAGGTCGTGCACACTGACAGCCAGCGTTTGACCAGGGACCATTGGGTTTGGCCCTTCCATTTGCTCGACTGTATGCGCTTTAATTTCTAATTCTGGGTTTTGATCCGTTTGCCCCACCAACTCCGCAAACTCTAAATCCGACAAGCCCTCATAGGTTTGTTCCGATTTCACATAGTTTTCATCGTAATAAGATTTAACAACACCAACTTTACCAACCAACCCGTTCCAACACCAATCTCGGATAAGCATATCCCCCTGGTTGTCTTTGCGAAAAACACAATCGTTAACATACCGTGTGATGAGATCAGCAATGTCTGCATCTTCCTCTCCAACCGGCTCATACACCGCAATATTTTTACCACTGGTAAAAACGCGCATTAACGATGGCAGCATCATATTGATGTAACTGTTTACAGACCGGTCCGTAACACTGCTTCGCCCGGCTGCGGACGGCACATCGTTCATTATACCCAGGTAGTATTCGTAATTTTTGTTGCGATCATCCGCAATAAACTCTGTGCCATTAATGTAGGTCATCGCATCCGTGATTTCAGATCCCAGCAGTATTTTTAACTGCTGCTCACTTAATCCCTCGGTTTCTGTGGGATCAATCACCGTTTCTGTGATTTTCTGATACTCGACACCCTCATCGCCTGGCTCTAGCGTCAAATCGTCCTCATCAATGAATTGTGCTTCTGCCACTATTTACAGCCTCTTAATATTGAGCTTACATTTACGTTAACTTTAGTGCCTGGGTGACTCACCATATACTCAACCACCTTTTGTAAATCAGATTGACCAGGCTTCACGTCCACACGCAAAGTGCTCCCCGTTGAAAACCGCCAGTCGTCGCCAACACGCTTACATTTAAGACTGTGTTGTTTAAAACCCTTTTCCAAACTGTCATACGTTTTTACCACAGGCGCTTTCTTAACTGATCGTTTTGGTTTTTCTACCGGTGCTGTATTGCTATCAATTATGCTATCCATGACGTATCAAACTCCATTTCTCTTGGTTGTTTTTTCTCTTTAAAACCGATGGCTAGATATCGAAAACTATCCGCTGCATGCGAAGACCAGTCATGCAAAGGCTTAACCTTAAAGGCCTTGTTTTTTTCGTCATACGCGGCTCGATATTGTTTTAAAGCCTCGATCCCTCGATCACATTTTACGCTGTCAAAATAACACCGCCCCAACAATACACGGACCGCCTGTATTCCATCGGCCACACTTAATTTTGGACACACAGTGGGTTCTAACCCCAAGTTTTTTAATACTTCCAAACGGCTTTTCCCGGTACCCAATTCTTGCACTTGAACGTCATGGGGCAATATATGCTGCCCGTAGACATACGGTTTGTTCTTTAATTCTTTGGCATAGTGATCCAGACCAACCCCAGACGCTTCGTAAAAATCAATTAAACGCACTTCATTGCCAACAAATTGCGCAAACCAAATACTGGTGCTGTCACCAATCCCAAGGTCCCAAGCGGTATGCACTTCCAAGGATTTATCGTAATGAATTTTTGTTATACGCTTTTCCTCAACCGCCTCACGCATTTCCGTGCCGTAGTAGGCGCCTTGAATTGCCGCCTCAAAACTACATTGATACTCCTGATTGTATTGATCCGTACTTAAATCATGTTTTGCCGCGTCCAACTCACTTTGTAACAATAAATTAGTTTCGCTGGCTTTAAGCTCCAGGGCAAACCAGTCTTTATCAATACACGCCCGTTTATACATCTCATAAAAATTATTGTGTCCCTTCGGTGTGCCAATCCAAATACACCGGCCTTGCCGATCACTCAGCGCTGGGCGTATCACCTCGGCAAAGGCTCTAGGGTCGATGTCTGCATATTCGTCAAGCACAACACCATCAAAACCCAAACCCCTCAACCGGTCATAATTATCAGCACCGTACAACCGTATCCGTGATCCGTTTGGCAGATCCACACGCAATTCTGATTCATTGACGGTGGCGCCCAGTTCAATAAAAGGCTGCACATATTCCCGGAGGATTTGCCAGGCTATATCTTTAGATTGTGCGTAAAACGGGCTGATAAAAGCGTACCGCCCGTCCTGTTTTAAGGCCGCCCACCGAATTAAATGGTTTATGCACGCTGTTGTTTTGCCAGCGCGTCGGTGCGCCACAATAACATTCCATCTTTTTTTTGATTCGTGAAACGTCTTAAAGGCTTTTCTTGGCTTGTAACTCGATTGCAATTTCATTTCGACGGCGTAATATCTTTAATTTGTTTCGCACTTTGTTTTGGTGTTTGGTATGTGCCCCATGTGTATTCCATTTTGACCGGTCTGTTTTCATCACCGACGATTTGCACAGTGGCTAAATCTGGTAATGTTTTCCGTAATAATATCTCAATGCTTTTTAATCTGCTGGCAGACAATTCCACCTTTAATTTACCAAGCGCGTTATCTTGCAACCGGTCAATGAGCTTGGTTGCCTGGATCCTTTTTCTCCGGGCATCGTTTTTATCTAAAAGCTCATTATTTCTTTTTCTTGATAATGTCGCCATTAATTGTTTTACCTCCAACGTTTTGATTAAAGTGTGTGTTTGCACACCATGTCATCATCTACGCAGCTTCCTTACCACACCACCGCAAATTCATATTTTTATCAGCATGCAACCCGTAGCCAGCAGCCAAACTTGGTAACAGACCAGAGCCGTGCACCGTAATATTTACCGGTTCAAATATTCTACGCTCCATAAAATCGCCAATCTTTTCTACCATCTCCACAAAATCAGTACACTGCTTCGCCATGTGGCTATTCGTCGTAAACACTTCGGTGCCAATTTTTGATTGCAGCGCCATCTGCCCTTCTTTTGCGTCCGGCGGCTTTGGTTTTGCATACGCATGGGCTTGCCCATCTTTATTCAACGAGCTGTCGAAGCCAAACAACTGAAAATCCCTATAACCCAACAGATACCCAACCAGAATTGCCCGTAAACCAACCGTCGTTGCCCCTGGCACAACCTTCCAAATCCTGTCTTGATATTCTTGTTTTAAGATTTTGGTTGGCCACTCCTCATTGTAATAATCCACCCCGGCATGCCACAGCACCACATTAAAATCTGCCAAACTGTCAAACACATCTGGATGGCACTGATTGGCTATTAAATACGTGCAATTCTTATGTGGTTTTTTAATATAATCCGCCACCCAATCTTTAGGATCCAGCAAGCACGCATAATCCGGTTTAATGCCTTTTTTTAACAACCAATCGTGTGTTTTGTTACACCCCAACACTTTGCTTTTCTTACTCATTTTGCGAATGGTTTTTAGTGTATCGTGTAAACTTGGACCGCCGCCGCAAATTAACAGTTTTCCCGTACCTGTATTTTCAATTTCACTGATGTCCACCAGCTCGCGGTCCATAACCGCCCTGGTGCGCTCGATAAGCTCCCAAAACGGCAAACGGCCCGTTGCTTTATGTGCTGGTGATTTAAGACTGTCCGTTACATCCATAAACCTGTCCGCCACCCAATTATATGTCCTTTCGGATCTACCATAAATTTGTTTTTATGAAAATCACGCGGTGCCCAGGTCTTATGCTCATACGCTTTTTCTAAATCAAACGGACAATCAAAATGATAACCCTTTTGCAAATCTTCGAGCGCGTCCGGCAACGTCACATCGTTAAATTCTGGCATCGGTTGCTGCTTTGCCGCGACAACATGTTCATAAATGTTTTTTGTCACACCCTCACCAAAATCTGCCGATATCCCAAGCCCCCCACTTCCCAACCGTACAGAAGGTGTGGCTGCCAGGTTTGCGTCTAACCCTGTTCCGCATCCGGAAACATACACCACACACCGGGCATCGTTTAATCGCTCATTAAAAGGCGTTCTGTCATCAATTTCCCCAAAACGCTCCCAAAACGTGACATCTTCAGACGGATGGCAGCGAATGAGGGGTTTAAGTTTTTTACAATCGGCAATAGCTGTGCGCGTCCACCCGTAACCATCAATCTCATGTTCTATTTGACCAGCAAGAAAATCAAAAACGGTTTCACTGGCTCCGCCCAAAACCCTGACGGTGCCCTCCACCATTTCTGCAAACGTGCGCCCAAAATTGTTTATGGTCCCGGCCATTGTGCAGATAATCACCCGGTCGCCATGGCTTGCTGTTGGGTAGACCAAACTGCGAGGGTTTCCAGTCACAATTACAGGTGTTTTTGTCATTTGCTCATAAAGCGTTTTTTGCTTTAAGTTGTGCGCACAAATTAAATCCGCACTTTCCAAGCAACGCTCATCTAAACTGGCCTGATACAGCCCAAGGTCCGAGCGCATAGGAAACAGCTCTTCATCCATCAACGCGATTAAATGGCCAGCATTTATAGCCTCTTGATACACGCCAACATCTTGCGTGTTCGCAGATTTCCATAAAATCACACCGGGCGGCAATTCCCCCCAGGTCTGCATTGGCCATCGCGCACCAACCACCACCTTAAAACCTTTGGCGTGCATTTTCTCGGCTAAATATTCCCGTGACGGCAACTCTCTGGCACTGATTTCCACCGGCAAGTAGATAATTTTTTCCACTTTTCGCTGTTCGTCGCGAGCGCTAGGAACAAACTCTGGTTTACTCGCTAAGCCCTCCATAGACCGGCGCAACAAACGTAGATATAATCGTTTGGCCTCATCCAACTGCAAACTTTCCAAAGCAGATTTTGCTTGCGTCGTTAAAGCCACTAATTCTTTTTCATTTTGCACACGGTGTGTTTCTGGCACCACAATACTGTCAAATTTATCTCTAAATTTTTGCCGACTAGGATCGCTGTCTTTAAATTTATCGGCTCCAGAATTACACCAAATAATCGCGTCGTCAGAATAATCGTAATTTACAGCCATTGGCCCCAAAACCGTAATTTTTGTTTTAAGTCGTTGCCACACAGCCCAAAGTGCCGCCTGGTCAATTTGCCAAATCAGTTGGTTTTTTTGCCAAAAATAATAAATATAATCTGCCACCGCCTTCCAATAGGCATTGGCTTTACCCACACATACACTCGCGTTGCACACATTCCAAGGTTCTAAGCGCCCTGGGCGCAGTCGCAAACCGACATCTGAAACTGGGAGGTCCGTGTGACATCGGTTTGCTATAGCGTCCACATCCAATAAAACGGATGTGCAATCGTTTGCTTTCATAAATTCATACCAACGTATGAATCGCACGGAATGATAGTACGCTGGATCGGCGTTGCAGTGCTCAACACTTAATCCTATTTCCTTGTCTAAACTCTCAATAACCTTTTTTGCATAACTTACGTCCGCATCCATCAAATGCACATGCGCTGGACCCTGTAAACTTGCCAGCAGCTTGGCCCCAAACCGCGTGAAGTATTTACCGTCACAGGCTAAAAAAGCCGTCTGGTCTTGCACCTCTGGGATTTTTATAACGGTATGGACGTCAAACAGATTATAACTTAAATAACTTGGTATCTCTTTAAGCGTGACAACACTTCGCACATCTTTTTCGTTCCTCCAGTGCAACTCCATGGTTTCAAAATGGTTGTTTAAAAAACACTTAAAACCCTTATCATGACTGGTAGGTTTCATAAATCGAAAACCAATATCGGTTTGGTCTACCGAATGATGTGGCGGCAACCCGTGTTGTTTTCGAGCTTCCCATTCTCGTTGAACAATATTCACGCACATGTCCTTCTATAAAATCGTGTAGATTGCTACCTCTGTGCTTTTTACAAACACAAAACCAAACATTGCCAAGGCGATGGCAAACAAAACGCAAATACCAAAAGCAAGGCAAAGGTCTCGTGTCTTTTTTTTTCGCAACAGCTCTGCTTTATATTCTTTGGCCTTCGCTGCGCGCATACTAGCGATTTCCGACTGGAGGCCCTCCCAGGCCCCTGGCTTGCCATATAAAAGAAAGGCAGAGCGAAGCTCATTTCGCAACTCATCCTGTTGAGCCTTTTTAAAGTAACTGTCTATTGCGCTGCTCTCCAGCATTCCAAGTTTTGCGAGCAAGCCTTTTTTTTTAGCTTCACTGTGTGATTGCAATGCCGCCTCTGCCTTGCCATATTTGGCTGCGGCCGCACTTAGTGAG